GTCAGGAATGATTTCTTTGTTTTCCAAAGCTGTTCTTAAATCATTATCCATGATTCTATCTCTACCATAACCTGCCGCTAGATTCTGTGCTTCAGTTGGACTCATACCTTCGTACCTTACAGCATCGCTTAATAATCTTCTGCTTTCATTGCGACCCGATACAAATCGTTTGAACTCTTCTAAATCAGGACTCGAAATTAAATTACCTTCATAAAGTTTATTTATAATTCCATTTACTTGTTCAGGTGGATAACTTTGCAATAATTTTTCTGAACCAGTAGCATCATCAGCAAATAAAAATGGGTCAACTTCTATGTTTTCATTTAATAAAAAATCACCTACTGTTTTACCACTACCTTCAGCATCAACTGCATCTTGTATTTGATTGTAAATCATTTTTTCAGTTTGCGTAAGCCTAGCTAACCATTCACCTTCTAATGCAAGATACACATTATTTCTAACATTTCTTAAAGTATTTGCATCTTTTGGACTAACTGTCATAGGGTCTATCGTAGCTGTATCTAATGATTCTAAACCAACAGCTATATTTTCTTTTCTTTTGTTGTGAGCATTTATTTGTTGTGGAGACAATGTAGGGTCTTTTAATTGTTCATTAATTTTATCGTTTTCTAATTCTAATACTTTTTTAAGTCCAACCATATGAGCTACACTAGAGTTTCCACCAGTAGCAAGGTTGTCTGCATTTTGCACAGCATGTTGCACTTCATGAACAATAATGTCTTTATGTGCGGCAGTCAAACCTTTTGATTGGTCTACAAATATTTCTATTTCACGATTGTTGTGGCTAATTGAACCTTCTAATCCAGTTGGAACAAATTTATTGTTTTCATCTCTGCCTACTTGACTGGGTCTACCATTTTTAGTTGTCAAACCTGCAAGTAAAGTTATGTTGTAATCTTTTAATTCAGGATAATTTTCAAACAATTCAGCATGAGTAAACACATCTTCTGCTTTATATGTACCTAACATTTCTCCAAGTTCTACATCTTTTGGTAAATCGTTTAATTCATCTATAACTTTAGGAGTGAACTCCATATTAACATCGTTAATGTGATGTACTAAATCACCTCTTGGCGTAATAAAATAATTTGTTTCTTTAAAGACTTTAGCTACAGATTCTTTGTTAACTCCCATTTCATTAAACATACGTTGAGCTTTCATTTTAGCTTCTATCTGTGAGCCAAACTTTTCTTTGTTCCATGTACTAGATTTTCTTGTACCGAACATTTGTGTGCCTATAGTATTACCGAATGGTGCTGTATTGTCTACAACTCTTTCTAATACTTGTGTTGCTTTTGGACTTAGTTTAGCTAAGTTTTTTGGTAAAGATGCATATCCTATTAATCCTTCCAACCCATAGTTTTGAGCAATTTCACGTCTAACTTGAGGGTCAAGTAAACTTTGTCCTGCTAATTCCATAGCTTCTTCATTAGCTTTCATTGACTCAGTTTGTGCTTTGTCTTTAATTCCTTCTAATTTATCAAATAAAGTATCCGGCAATATTGCACTATTAATGACATCTGCTGTATTCGTCATTGCACCTTGTGCTACATTAAACAAACCAGTAGCTGTATCAATTGGATTATAAACTGCACTTATTACATCTTTTGCTAGACGTGGTACTTGAGAAGGTAAGTTATATATTGCATTACCTGTTGATTTTAACAAATTAGGTTCAGTTGTAGTTTCTCTGCCATACAAAAGACCTTCAGGAACTCCAAGGTTTTTTAAGTTGGATACTCTTTTGTCTACACTATTTAGTGCGTTCTCTTCTGAAAACATATCGAATAAACCACCAACTACTTCTTCTTTGTTATCCCACATGTTTTTAAGAAAACTACTCATACAATACCTTTCATATTACGTCTCATTGGTTTATCCCAGTTCTCGTTAAATGGTTTGTATCCTATAGCCATATATCTCATAGCATCACAAGCGTGTGAACTCCAATCGTGTCTTGGTCTCATCCTCCATGTCTTGCCATTGTCATCCCAGTCTCTACTGTAAGCAAGTAATGAGTCAATCAGTTTCTCACATGATACCTCATCAAAATAGCATTTGTCTAGCATTGTTCTGACTTGTTGTATGCCATCGTCAATTAGCAATGATGGTGCTATCTCTATGTTATGTATTCCTAAGTCTTGTAGCATTTCAATACGTGACTTACCTGAGCCTAATTCTCTAACTCTAACATCATGAGGCAATACGTGTTGGTCATAGACATAACCTTTGTCCTGCAACACTCTAACGTAATGCTCTAGTCCTACACCACTAGCTTCATAGAAATCTATAATGTGTATCTCAGCTCCTACAAACTGTGCAAAAACTATTGATGTGCTGTCACCTATTCCTAAATCCCATGCAGTTATTACACCTTTGGCTCTGTCATATCTAACCTTTGTAATTCTGTTTTCATCTTTGGCTCTGCGTAATTCAGCAGAATAATATGCACCTTCACTAAAGACAAGATAACCACCTTCCCATATGTGTTCGTATGACTCCGGACGTTTCTCTTTATCTTCTAGTCTTTGCTCATCAAGAACTGTTGGAAACCAAGGGTTATCCTGCCAATTCATTTGTACTATTTTAGCATCGCTTGGAAAATTCTCTCTAAATCTTTCATGTGTTGCTGAATATTTAGACTCAGGATTCCAAGTTACCCATACTTCAGAGTTAAATCCTATGCTCTTATCTTCTTCTCTTACAGTAGGTAAAAGTAAATCCCATGCTCTACCACTTACTGACTCAGCTTCATCGACCCAAGCAATAAGAATACGTGACTGTGATTTAATACTATCTAGTGAACGTCTTAGTCCTGCGAAAGTGTAAGTTATATTGCCATCTTTTGACCTAATAAATCTTTCACCTATCTCATAATAATCTGCTAACCAATCTACACTAAGTATTGCTGTTTTTACTTCAGCCATAGATGATTCACTAAGCGAGTTCATAAACTCACGACCACAAAGTATTGTGCCTCTTACACCTGACATGCCCCAACGATAACCAAAGACTGCTGTCATCAATGCAAAACTTCTAGTCTTTGAACTACCTCTGCCTCCATAGCTACCACGTATTCGAGCTGTGCCTTCAAAGACAGGGATTAATTTATCAGGTAATTGTACTTCAGCTACTTGACTCATTCTTGCTAACTAATTGTATGACTGTTGGCTTCATAGATTCATCACTAGATGTTATGTCTTGCTCCATCTTATCGTGATAGCCATGCTTACCTAATACAAGCTTAGTTATTGCTGAATTAAATGTGTTGTTAAGACCATTGTTAACGAGGGTTTTAGACTGTACTTGCATACATCTCCCTAATATGTACGAAAACCCCTTGTTTTTATCTTTTGCCCAAGAGTATAACGTATCTCTGCTTAAGCCTAAATGCTCTGCCATTCCCTCAATACTTGGAATCATATCTCCATACATTAGAAAGTCATCTATGTAAGCAAGAGCTTTTTCTTCTAACTCTTTGCTCCATTTAGTTGGTCTAGCCATTATGCTGTCCTAGTTTTTCTTTTAGTTTTCTTAGCTTTGTTTCTTTTACTAATTGCTTTACCTTTAGCAACTGCATCAGCTTTACTGGATGCTCCCCATGCTCTAAGACTTTTTAACAATGGAGTTGCTTCACCATTTTTATACTCAGCTCCTTTCATCTTTCCCATGCGTTGTAAAAAAGCCGCTCGTCTTGGATTGTCTCCTTTTTTAACTGGCGCACCCATTATCCAATACCTCTGTTCTTTGCAGTCTTAGCCGCTTGTCTAAAGTTCATAGCAGTTGGTCTACCCTTAGCACCTTTACGTTTCATCTTCTCGCCACTACCTGCTTTAATTCTTTTGCGTTTAGCGTGGATTCTGTCGTACAACCCTATTTGACTTCCCATATCATCTCCAATAAATTAGTTAGGACACCTAGTATTTTGTAAGCACTACCTGTAGTAGAAATAAAAAATGTCCTAGCTAATTAACTCTCTCCAATCATCAGGCAAATTCAATTGCATTCCTAAATCATTTTCTGCCCAAGCTATGACATCATCTAAAAACAATCCCATTTCTTTAGTCGTTAACTCTGTTGTGGATTTTAGCACTACTTTACTCTTTCCTGCAACCTCTTCGATTCTAGTCTCAAGAAATTCTGACTGACAATAAATCTTTATAGCACGTTTAGTATTATTAGTTTCAAACCTGACTTGGTCAACAAGGCTGTGATACAGTCTATTTTGTTGTGTTGTCCTAGTGTGACTATTAGGCTTGATAGATATTACAGCTTCATCACCACTTGTGTTCTTGAAGAATGTTCTAGTCATGCCTTCAATTATTTCTGCTTTAGGTTTATCTCTTTTTAATATTCTAGTTAATGTTTCATTCACAATAAATAATCTCCTTAATGCCTCAACTATAGTTAATGATTTTGTATGCATAACCTAACAACAGTTCCTCTTTAATTAAATAAGCATCCTTAGATTTTGTGTCACCATTACCAACAAACGTTTTGTACTGTAAGTTGTTTTCTATAATGCAATCTTTAACCCTTTCACGTTCTACAAATGCATACTTAGTTGGTGTTACAAAAACCCATGCATCAGCTTTACTAGTCATCAATGCAGAAGGCTTATCATACATTGCAATCTCTACTACTAAATTACCTGTGTACTTACTCTTAAAATCTTTCTTAACTTCATAACGTTTGTGTATCTCCGGTACGTATATGTCCATCTCTTTACAGAGACCTGGAATAATAATTGCACAGGGATATTTAGTCTTTAATAAATTTAATACCTCTCTCTCTGCATTATGTCCATCTTCTAAATCTTCATCAAACGTGTTCATTCATCAGAAGTCC